GTTCTCTCTATAAATTCCATCCAATAGAATTCCCATTCCAACCAATATGTTTTTTATATTTTCAAAATTATAATTACCGGTAATCATCCAACCTGTTAAAAAGCCATCGGTATTTACACCAGGTCCTATATCAATTACAGTATTATTAGACAGAGTAACAGGCCATCCACCATTCGTTGGTCCTTGAATTAAATCTTGCGGCAAATAACGATATGCCCAATTGGTATAATTACTCCATTCATTACGCAAATTTGCGTCGCTTCTCTGAAAATAGAACATCCAATTCGCAATCATACCGATTGAATCCAAACTAATGCGATTTGAACCAGTTACATTATAAAACTTTTGTTCTCTCACTTGTTTAAATAGGTATTTCTGTTCTTGAAGAGCAAAGAGACGGGATTCTTCATTAGAGAGAAACCCATACGTACATATTAAATGAATATCCGCATTCCATAATGTTCTTGTATCTAAATAAGAATTGACACCTAACTCGATATCTGGTGGCGTTTGTAGAAAACGGTAAAATTGCATATAATATTGATTGAAATTAGGCGCCACATAGGGAAAATTATTCACTGTATCATATACATCTCTAATTTGAAATAATTGTTGAATTGGCCGCATTGTTACGTTAATATGTAGTTCATTGTATTGGAGGGATATAAGAGGAAATGCCATTTGAGTTTTTAGGTTGAACCATGCATTTAATGGAATATATAATGTTGTACCACGAATACTTGGTTCAGCGCCACTATTACTCGTCGTATAATACGCATTTGGATAAGAATTAACGCGTGTTCCTGATGTTGCTGGATCATACAATTCAGGAACGTGTCCAATCATTTGATAAAATAATTCCTTTTTATCGGCGGAAAAATCTCTCAATACTGAATTTAATAAATATGCTCCTGAAAACTCTTGAAGTGTTTGATTGCCACAAGTAATTGTTATTTTAGAAATCATTTGTGCTCCAATAAATTCAATCCAGCGAAATTCATAGGGAACCCATTGTTGTCCGGTTTCATTAGACGGAGGTATAATTGAACTCCAAATAGAGGGAAGATCAACAGAGAGATAACAATCCATTAATAAATCGGCATATCGTGGAATTTTAAATGTAAAATTAGACTCTTCGCTTAATCTCAATGTTCTGGATCCATCAAAATCTACCCGAAACTTTTGTAATCCAAAGTTGGTATACTTTGAGTACGTTGATTTAAAAAATGTTTTAGATGGATTGCCGTTTAATATTATATTTTGCTGTCCTTCCGACACTAATTGCATTAACCCTCCAGGCATATAATAAGTATTCTATATTTAATTTTTAACTGTAAAAAATATAATATAATTTTCCGTCATTATAATAATATGATGGAAAATGCGCGTGGTCAAATGACACAATTAACAGCAAATGTAAATAATATATTCGCAGGCATATCGTCAGGGTCAAATACATCACCAATTATAGGTGGACTAGCAACTGTATTTGTAATTATTATTATTATAGTAGTATATTATTCAATAAAAAATGGGAAAAATACGTCATATATGAATAGCCCGTATACACTAAATACGAAAATTCAAAACTTATATTATCCTTCAATAGAACTAGATAGTTGCGGTAATGTTATATATGCGGATCCTTCTGGAAATGGAAATGATGGTACATATCATATAAACGACTATTATATACTCAGTTCATATAATTCTTGTAATATTAGCGGAAAAAATACGAATAATTATATGAATCTCAGCGCATTAAAATACACAATTAGTCAAGGTGTCAGATTTATTGATTTTGAAATATATAATATTGGAGGGGTTCCTGTTATAGCAACGTCTTCTATTCCAAATAATTATTTTATAAAAGAATCTTATAATTACGTGACATTTGAAGACGCATTAAATGATATTGTTGCCAACGCATTTAATATATCGGGTGCGCCAAATCCCGCAGACCCAATATTTCTTCATTTGCGAATTAAAAGTACAAATCAATCAATGATGAATGTTATAGCCGACTGTTTAAAAGTATACGATACGCCATATTTGTTAGGATCAGAATATAGTTATGAATATCAAAAGTGTTTAGTTGTTGATAGTTCTCAAAATTGTATGCCTAATAATTTATCACAATTACCATTGTATCTTTTTCAAGGTAAGATTATAGTTATGGTGGATCGTTCAAATAGTTCTATACTAGATAATGAAAAATTAATGGAATGTGTTAATATTACAACTAGTTCAATTCACAGTCGTTTGCTTACTAATCATAATATGCGTTTTTCGCCAGATCAGACTGAATTAGTAGATTTTAATAAACGCAGTATGTCTATTGTTACGCCAGACGTAGGTGTAAGCACAACAAATCCAAATCCAGGCGCAGCTGCGTTATTAGGAGTTCAGGTAGCGGCTATTAATTTTTCAAATGCAGATGAAAATATGAAAAATACAGTAAGCTTATTTACTACTGCTGGGCGTGCTTTTATTTTAAAACCCGCAAACTTAAGATATGTTCCATTAACAATTACTATTCCTGCTGATAATCCAGCCAGTTATAGTTTTAAAGCGAGAGAGTTTCAAGGACGAGGATGGGGACCATATAATATTTAATGAAAAATGTATATATGTAATATATAGATAGATGAAGGACAAAGACAACGACACTGATAGCAAAAAAGAAGAAGTATATAAATGTGAAAAGGGTTTCTCATTAGAAGAATGCGAATTAACAATATTAAGAATAGCAGTTGATAAAGCGGAAAAAAAAGAAGGACACGCAATTGTTAATTCGCCAGAAGTTAAAAAGATAATAGCAATTATTGAACAGTATTTAAAGGATACTAAATTTGTGGCATATGGTGGAACGGCAATTAATTCCATTTTACCACTGGAAGATCAGTTTTATAGTAAAGACGTTGAAATACCAGATTACGATTTCTTCTCTCCAACAGCGCAAGAAAGTGCGAAAGAATTGGCTGATATATATGCGAAAAAAGGGTTTACAGAAGTTGAAGCGAAAAATGGTATTCACGAAGGAACATATAAAGTGTTTGTAAATTTCATCCCTGTTGCCGATATTACATATTTACACAAGGATATTTTTGCAGCAATAAAGAGAGAAGCAATTAAAAAAGATGGAATATTATACGCGCCGCCGAATTATTTGAGAATGTCAATGTATTTGGAATTATCAAGACCAGCAGGAGATGTTAGCCGATGGGAAAAGGTGTTGAAACGAATTACTTTATTAAATAAAAGCTATCCATTAAAAGCGGATAATTGCTGGAAAATTGATTTTCAAAGAAAAATGGAAAAAAGCAGTTATGACGTAGATGATATATATGATACATTACACAACACATTTATTAAAGATAATGTAGTGTTTTTCGGCGGATACGCAATTTCATTATATTCCGAATATATGCCTTCAAAACTAAAACACAAATTTAAGAAATATCCCGATTTCGATGTATTGTCGACGAATCCAAAAAAAACAGCGGACAATATTAAAAAAGCAGTACATAAAATTGGTGTAGATAATGTGACTATTAACAAAAAAACAAGTATAGGAGAGATTATATCCGAACACTATGAAATCAAAATAAATAAAGATACAGTTGCGTTTGTATATAAGCCTTCTGCTTGTCACAGTTATAATATAATTCATATTGATAATCGGGATGTCAAAATTGCTACAATTGATACTATGTTAAGTTTTTACTTGGCTTTTTTATATGCGAATAAGAAGTATTATGATATAGACCGAATTTTATGTATGTCCCAGTATTTATTTAAAGTACAACAACATAATAGATTACAGCAAAAAGGCTTATTGCGACGGTTTAGCGTAGAATGTTACGGACATCAAGAAACATTGGAAGAAATGCGCGCTAATAAAGCACTCAAATATAAAGAACTAAAAGGGATAAAGGGCACAGAAGAATATGAGAAACATTTTATGAGATATAGACCGGTTGACCGTATTGAAGGTACAGAAACAAAATCTAATACAAGGTCATCCGCAAGCACATCAGCAACGTCGCATTCACAAACTCGTTCGCGCGCGTCGTCATCGGATTTAAGTCAAAGACCAAGAAATGCGACAAAATCACGTCGTAGATATAAGAATAAGAAAAGACAAAAAACAAAGAAAAAGTAAAATATTTTGTCATTCTTCGTTCTTCGTTCTTCGTTCTTCATTCTTCTCTCTTAAATATTTAACAAAAAAGAAAATATATAATAAACTACTCCGTATAATATACTCATAAATAGTTGCCCGTAAATATTAATATTTCCATCGCTAAAAAACAAAATAGGAATATATTTAATTAATAGTGATTTCCAAAAAGGTAATTGAAATATAAAATATAAAATAGAGAGAAGAACTGGTATTTGTAAATCGGAATACATATTTCCCATTTTAGAAAATAAACTGTGTCGTTTACTATAATTATTTATTATTGTATTATTTTCTTCTTCCTCCTCATCTTCTTCATCAACATACTTGTTATTTTTCGTTGAAGGTATATATTCTTGGTGAACTTGCTCATCCATAAACTGTACTTTATTTATTGGTATATCGCGTGATTGTAATTGAGTAGCACCAGTACTACTTGCTTGTTGTAGTCCAGAAACGATTTGGTCGATTGTAGTTTGGTCTAAAGAAACATTATTAGGATGAACCATTTTTGTATCAACTGCTTTTGGTGGAACACTATCGCTAAACTCATTATTATGTTGTTGTTGATGCTGTTGTGGTAAGTCCATAATACTTGTTGTATTCATTATATTTATAATATAACTAATTATAAATATAATTATGACGCATCGCGTTCGTTGTATTGAGATTATATTTCAGACATACCTTCACCTCCTTTCGGTTTTATAAGAACGTCTCTTTTATTTGCGTCGCATTTTGTTGAAACCATTTTATAAGAATAACATTTCCCATCTTGTTTAAATATTTTATCTTCAATGTCTTCAATTTGTGGCGCATAGAAGATTATACAGTTCTCTCCTTTACAAACCGTTCTAAAAATGGCGGCCAATCCAAGTCCTAGCAATATAGACGTAATATATTTACCGCTTTTAGAATTAACAAATTTTGATATATTGATCTTCATAATATAATAAGACGCATTATTATTTTTATTTCAATAAAAAATAATAAATCATTCAATCACGCACTTTTTACATATTATTTACATTTACATTTACATTTACATTTACTGATTTAAACACCACTTTTTCAAATTTGCTAATTTTATTTTTTTTTCATATCCGCGTCCCTTTAAATTAATGTCTTCACTATATTCGTTTTCATTAATCACCATTCCAATATAATCCCAAAACCCACAACTTGCATCGGTATCAATG